TGGTAATGTTACTTATTTTCATACTGGGCTAGGAATAGCGAGCGGATTTTATGATGGATCTGGTAATCCAATTAGTCTTTTTGATAAGCTGACCGAGATAACCAATGAGCTAGCATCGTTAAGAGCAATAGTAGATAACGCCAAGGGAATTCTGGAAGTTTATATTACAGACGGTGAATCTGATCCAATTAAAGTATCTACCGGCGATGTTGTTAGGTTAACAGCCGGATTTTATAATCAGATATACACTGCTCCTACCGCAGCTGATGCTGGTAAGATAGCTGCTAAAGTTTACAATATCCAGTTGGTGAACGCAGCAGCTTCAACCCTAGAGCTTGCAAGCATAACACCAGGGGGACTTGACCTTCCTATCCCCACAACCCTAACTAGCGTTAGTGGATATAACTCCAATCTTAGATATGGAGATACCCCGGTATCTATAACATCACTTACTGCTTCGGACATCGTTGATTCGAGCGGAAACCCAGATAATCAGTCTTACAGACAAGCTCCTCCGTTTGCATCTGGGAATTCCTACAGCCAGTACATTTATTCTAGATTTAAATCCGTTGGATATGACAATGATTTGTACTTTACCCACAATAACTCTTACAATGGGGCTTACAGCTACCAGGGAACGGTTTCCGCTGGAGTAAACTATCCTAGAAACGGGGAGGCACTGATACCTTACGTCCCTACATACACCCCTCCAGCAAACGGTGGAACTAATGCTAGCGTATGGGATGGAACCTTTAGTGGAACAACCGGTTCTTATGTAGCAGACGGAAATGGTATTCTTAGCGAGTTTTGCATACACAAGAATCACCCAGATCTTACTAACGGTCAGGTTGCAAGGGATTTTGCTGATCTAGTAAAACCAGATTATGAAAACAATACTTTGGTTTACCCATATTTCAGACATGCTAATTATTTCCATTGGGATACTTCTATAAACGATTACTACAAACAATTGTCCTATCAATCTGTTAGTACGGCATTTGTAAGTGGTGGAAGTGGAGGGGCTTCTTCTAGGACTGATTCGATGTACCCTGATAAACTAGGATTCACACAAAATGACGAGTATCTGATAGGAAGGTATAGTTGTGGTGCATATTTATTCTTGGCCCCTAAATCATCTTATAATATACAGGTCGAGGGTAGTACAGCTCTATCTAAAAAGCTTCTACCTTTTGGATCAGAAAACGCAATAAACATACCTCTGGTATTCCAGTTCAGGTGTACAGATAAGCTTGGTTATATTGGAGGATTTAGAGCGAGTGGTAGTCTTAATAATATAACGTACACGAAAAGAATTGGAATAGATATACAGGTTAAAAACGAAGAGCTTTTCTCTTTTGATGTTGTGGTAAGTGGAAAATATAAAAATGACACATTGTTATCTCCAAACTTCTTTAGTAGCCGATAATTACGTGACCTTATTTTATAGAAGATGGCGAATGAAATGATATACAACCCGGACTTAGAGCCGGACTTATTTGACTACAATACCTCCTTCATGGTGGTGAGAACGAATCCTGCTTTAACCGGTAACGTTAAAATAACTACGGACTCGAGTGGAGGGGTTGCACTTAATTCTATAAATGCCAACAGTGTACTTTCCGATAATAGATTTAAAAAATACACGGTATCTAAAGGTTCTAGCTATGCTATAGATCTGTATAACTTTTTTGATGCAGGTTCTGTTAACCCAAATATAGTTTTTGATGTTTCAAAGAAGACCGACGGAGATATAAAGAGCTCTGAAGATTTCTCCTTACAATATGATTTTTTTTACACTGCAGGAGCAACAACACTTATAGACAAAAATTACTCTGAAGATTTTTCATATTTAGCTCCACTTTGCATAAAGAAGGAGATCCCGGACTTTTTTGTTATTTTTAAGACCCCAGAGCCATTAAGCTATCCTTATTCTCAAAACGTAAATTCCGGATCTATCCAATCTGGTAAAAGATACAAAGTAATACAGGATCCAAATTCGGTAAATCCCTTCGTTATATCATATGGTAGTGACTCTTTAGGTAACCCAAATTATTACACAGACGGCGATTTTTTCGAAGGTAGTTCTTTAATAGGATCAACATATTCTGTAGCAGGAGGTTCTAAATCTGGGATAGGTAAAGTAGTGTTGTTCGATGAAAATTTTTACCAAAGCTCAGTTAACAACATCCCTCAGTATTTTAAAAATAAGATTCTCCCGAATTCTTATGTTGTATCAACCTTTGATTTAAGAAAGGGGACTGTTATAGGTGACTACATAAGGGAAATATCAGAAAATCCAGCATTTCCTCCTGGTCCTATTGATTTTAACTTTGGTGATAACTCTTATACCTACTACCACGGGGTAGATTATAGAAGGGGTGTTTACACTAAGTCTGGTGAATTTATGAGTGATTATGTTTCGTCTGTAGATTCTTCTCAAATGATTGAATTTGAAAGATATGTTACGGATGGCTTCTCAAGGAATGGTATAATCTCAACTTCAATATTGAATTTAGAGTTCGCATTCAACGATCCAACTTCTGATAATTATACCATAAACAGATACTTTGGAATGTATGTTTCCAGAAATGATCTTGCATCATTAAGACTTAATGGTGATTTTTATTACCGATATAAGGATCTTAATGGCAACAACAACTCACCTAAACCTTCCAGATCTGATGTTGGATATTACTACGATAATACAACATACAGGGTAACGAGTACTACCGGAGTAAGACTGTTTTATGAGAATGCTATTGGGTGGCTACCGGGATCTAATGATACAAACACAAATGATTCGGAAAAACTTTATTATTTAACTGACAGGAATGATAATTTCTACAGTCTCCTTAGGACCGAAGGGTATTCTGTATCATCAGATTCTTCTGTAAAATATGGACCATATGATCCAGTCAGTGGGCTTTTCTTATCGGTTGGATCCTCTGGATCTACAGCAGGAAACTTTGTGATCCCTAATAAAGAGGTGGATCTGAGAGATTTTACTGGAGTGGATGATTTCATTGGATCTTATTCGTGCTCTATCACAGGTGAAAGAGGAAGATCCTACATGGACCTGGAATTTACAAAACTATATGATCTTAAAAATCCACTTGTTTTTAAAATTACATGGCCGGGTGGATCTTTGGTAGAAAATGGAATAAGATTTGACCTAATAAGATCTGGAGACTATTCAGGGATCTTTCCTTGGCTTCCCGGTGATTATTATAATTTTGGTTCCGCTAAGGTATTTAATGCATCCGATGGAAGTACACAGGATGTGGCTAATTCAGTTTCCGGTCTTTTGCAAGAAATTGGTAGTGTCTATTGGGACTCTGCAACATCATATTCTTCTTCAATAATAAGGATTAAAATACCAGGATCAAATGCTAACTCCCAATTTAGTGTTTCTGTTTTTTCAGATTATGCATCATTTTCTTCCAGATTTTTAGGATATTTTGATGAGGACTATATCTATTCTGCTGGTGACATAGTAATAGATCGATCGGGTAATTACCTAGAATACACAGGAAGCTCGTGGATAAATTACGTGACATTTGATCCGAATACCCCGGGATATGGGAAGATATTTGGCGTAGACTTTTCTAGTGCTAACCGCGATTTTAATTTTCTGGGTGGCAGCGATTACGTAACCGGAAGGTTTTCTTTCTCCTCTGAAAATTCGGATATCGTAAAGGTAGGTAATTGGGTTCAAACAACAAAGGGATTTTCCCGCATAGAGTCTATAACAAGATTTATTGATTCTCCAGCATATGATTCTATTTCGGGCAGGGTTTCAACATTTAAAAACTTTGATACACTTTTAGTTGCTAATTTGGAATCCTCCGATCGATCCGTTCCTCTAACCTCACGTGATAAGAACATAAGTATCTATAGTAATGCTACACTATATTCCGGGGTATTTACTTTTTTTGATGTAAAAGAATTTGATTTTGATTACTGGTCTTCTGATTACTCCAATAACCCCAATCCTGAGACTTACAGATATTTCTCTCTCCTTCCATCAACACCAGGTGTTATAAAAAGCGGAGACCTCTACTATGTTAAAAGGGGTGGTATAAAATATGGATCACAGATTTATCAGCAAGGTACACTTAATTCTGTTTTTACCGGAACCTCGACATTTACCTCTTTTGAAGATTTAAAAATCTCCGGAGTTAGTGCTATAGTTGTACCTGCCAAGTTTACTGATCTTGTTTATCAGGGATCCTCATATTTCTACAGTACTGATATAAAATATGAGGGAAATCTTGATCTTTTTGGAGGATTCTATGGTATGGAGTCTATAGACCTTGGAGATTTATCTCCAGACACTTCAGATAAGATCTCACTTTTTAATTACGGGAAACTAAGTAGTGAATATAATTATCTAAATGAAAATTATAATACAACAACTTCGAATTTATCGAGGATAGTTCCTTTTATAAATAAATGGGGATTAGTAGAGGGAAGTGATTGTAGGGGAAATCAATATAGGTTAAATTCGTCCCCAGTTTTTACTCCAACAAATTTATCACCTTCAATAGAGAGAAGTGGAGCAGACCCATCTTATTTTACCCACGAGTGGTTTCTTTTGGAAACACCTCCTGTCGATTACCCGGTAAGCGAGATAAATAATCAATCTTCGTATTTACCATCTGCACCGGATTACTCTAGACTCAGAAGTTCATCCCCATCAGACAAGGACTACTTTAGTCAAAAATTTACGGTTTCCCCAGAGGATTATATAGGATCGTATTCTAACAACAAAGGAGCTACTCGTGAATTTTTCTCGATCCTTAGATATAATCAAGCAAATGGATTTTATGAAACCGTTTTTAGAGGTATAAGGTACACTATTAGAAGGAGATCCAATATAGAGGGAGTAGATATTACAGATACGCGTAGCTTTGTCCCGAATTATAGAGGATTTGAAGATTATAAATTCAGTGTTTTATTAAGAGTAGAGGAGGAGGATTCTTCGAAAATACAATCTCCGGTAAAATACGAAATAATAGAAAATGAGACGCAAAAATTTGTGCTGGTTCTTATAACTGTTGTAATTAGCGACTACAGAACTCGCCCTTTAACATCTTCTACAGACAGTATACTGGATTATACTCTCCTTTATACACTTTCAGATAAAAAGAAAAACAATACCCTAACCATAGGACAAAAACTCTTTTCTATAGATGATATAAAGCTGAGTGCTGTTTTAGATCTATCGTATTCTTCCTCTAGTTTTGCCAGTCCTTCAATATCTCCGGGTAGACTTTATCTGTATCCCAATCCTGATTTTGATACAGATCTCAGAGAGGAGATAAATCTGACATTTTCAGAGGGAGGTAGCAACTCTGCTTCTGGCGATGGAAGTTTTAGTGTCCCTGCTATTTCATCAACATACCCCTGGCCGATAGGGGTTTCTAAAGATTATGTCCAAGTCGGCGCACTAACATCAACTTACAAATTTAGCATGCCTTTTACTGGCCTTACCGGTGGTGTTACCGTCCCTATTGGTTCATCCGCTTTCTATTTGGGAAATCCTGTTTTCCAAAAATCTGGCGGGGCCGAGTATTTCGATTTTATTATAGATAGGATTTCTATCGGAGGTTTTAAAGACAGACTTAATACAAGCAATCCCTATATAAAATATACAACATATAAGTGGGACAGTGATTTAGGTACCCCAGTAATTTCTTATGATAATTTGTCCTGTCGGATAGAAGCTCCTTCCTATTTCTACAAGAGTGAGGGACTTTATTCTGTTGAATCTTTTTCCGGACCTCAGAGCATCGGGGAAAATCAGCCAACCTCATATACAATCTTAAGCTCTTCAAATCTTAAATCGGATATGTTAAGATTTAGCGGGTTTTACGAGCCTTTGTTTAGAAAGATCATAAGATTTAAATCTGATAAGAATGACACAATATCTGGTGATAACCGTTATGATTTGTCATTCAGGAACACAACCTTTGGTCCGGATAAGGACGGATTCGGAGTTATTAAAAATCTCAATTACACTAAGGTATCCCTGGGAATTGATATTTTGGAAAAGAGTAACTCCCTCCCTGAAGGTCCTGTGTATCCACTTATTAACCAGACCCCGATAGATAAAAAGGATTTTTCTCTATTTTATTCCAGCTGGGATCCCGGGTATTACAATCTTTATAATACAGCTTCCGATCAATCTCCAGTTGCAGGTACTAGATCTATGATGGAAAACAAATCCTTTTTTGGATCTAAGATAATGCAAACACCTGATATTGTAAGGGTTAACTCTTACATCTCTATGGAGGTTTCTAAAAATGATGGATCTACTGATATAAACGGAACAAACTCTATGGCCACATCCTATTTGAGATCCATTCAAAACCTGACGAATTCACAAAGTGGTACTGGGATAGGTCAGTTACCTAAATCTTATATTGGTGTTGACATAGAAAAAATGGACGAGGGTATTTACCCAAACATTGAGGTTTTCTGGCAAAAGGAAATCACAGGAAGCACCTTTACCGGTGTCAGAGGAGTCATCCGGTTGGATCGAATACTAAGAAGATATCTTCTCAATTCTGGGGTATCTGAAGTTTTTTATGATAATATAATTTCTGAATTCGGTGTTGGAAACCCATCTAGTCTGGATGATGACGTTTTAACATATATTGATTTAAATGTTAATCCGATATTTGAGTCCGGTGGAATATCCCTTTTTGTGAAATCTGCTGGAACAACATTTTCAGAGGATTCTTTTACTGTCAGGGGTGATATACTTCCATTTGATAGACCTAAGAAGGGGTTTGTGTATCAGAATAATTTTTCTTTAAGTAAAAGGAGCGATCTGGTATATGAGTTTTCGTATCCAATAAACCCAGCTAACTATTACTCTATGACTTTCAGTTTTGATATAACTAAGATATAATGAGAAGGGCCGCACAAATACAATATTTAAATCTAGGTGACACCCAGATATCTACTGTAAAAAAGATAAATGACAACTTTTTATCCCTCAGTAATTTGATGTATGGCCCTCAGGGTCAAAGAGGAATAACTGGTCCGACAGGACCTTATGGCTATGCTGGACCAATGGGACCTACCGGAAATAAGGGGATCCGGGGAACCCGATGGTTCGTTTCTGATCCTCCACCTCAGGGAGGGCTTGGAGATTCTTTGGTTTATGGTGATTACTGGGTAGATAGTTCTCAGGACACGAACGACATAAAAGTTTTTGGTCCCTCCGGCTGGGTAGACACCGGATATAATTTATCAGCCAGTTCTCCGTTTAAAAACATATATGACGTTATCGGGGTATCTGGATTAACTGGTGGTGTTAGATCTACAGTGGTTTCATCGAACCCTGAGATATCAACATTTAGTTTTTCCGATACGTTTCTAACTCAGACAAATGCTAATCCTGAAAATTCTCTTTTTAATGTATCAATAGATCCACAAAAATCTGGTGCATACAACCTTTTGGAATTTTCCCGAGGGGATCTTAATACCGGAACTACCTCTTCCTATATAAATAATCCTATTCTAAGGTTCGGAGACGCAAGTAGTTCTAACACCAATCTGGATATGATATTATCTGGATCTGATTTTTTCCTTAAATCACATGCACCTTTATCATCGGGAATCGCTCATAATATTCATTTAAAGACTTTAGGAACTCTTTCCATTTATGGAGATTCCTCATTTTCACTTGGAGCTAGAGGTAACTCTTCATCTGGTGGATTTTCTCTAAATTCTACCGGTTCTATAAGTATTACCGCTAACGGTCAGTTTTTACCCAACTTTAGAAATATTCTTCAGGATCCATTAATTCTTGGTAGCACAAGAAGAATGCTAATAAATTCTAGAATTTTTTCTACCATATCTACAAATGCATTCCCCGCCGTTAAATTTGAGAACACAACCCAAGTTTACGGGAGTGGAGGAGCAGTCCCAATATATTTTAGCAATTTCCAGTCCGTCCTAGTACAAAGCAGTGGTTTAACTATTTCCCAGCTTTTGGACGGGGGAAACCATATCAAGATATCTACAAATACCTCCGGGTCTAACTCTATTGAAAGATTTAGCATATCAGCATCGGGCAGGATATACGCTAAGAAAAGAATGAGAAAGATAACCCAAATATTGACTGCTACAAACAACATAGACACTTCCAATTCAATAGCATGGTATCTGATGGGTACTAAGGATGTTACATTCACTTACACATCGGGGGGTGGAGCAAAAACACTTGCATTTAAGGCAGATACTAATGATGTATTCATAGATCCTTCGTTAGTTGGACCCTCTTATGAGATAGGAGTAGGTCTTTGGCTTTGCTACTCTGCTACAGGAACAAGTGGTTACACACTTCCTGAAATGGTCGGTGGCTCTTTTGCCAGGATGTTCGGAACCAACGGGGAGACTTTCCGGATAAAAATAAGGTCAACCAGCACTAGCAGGAAGATAAAGCACATAGGGATAACTAAAACAACATCTTTTGCCGGTCCGATTGTGGCTCCTTCTGGTCCCAATGGATCATTTCCCCAAACAGCGGTTCCAACCAGATATATTTCTTTAACTACAGCTGCATCTGAGGTTGAATTGATTTTCAAGAGGGAGGGATCAACACCCGCAGCGGGATCCGCACCATCTTCTGCGGCATCATTCCCGTGGGGGCAAACTGGAGACAAAATATACTGGTTTGCTTGTGGACAGTGCGGCGTTTTTACCACAGGTACTTGATGGTATAATATATAGAAAGAATGGCGGAACTAAAACTAAATAGACTAAACAAAGGAGACTCTCAGGGAATTCTGATAGGTAAAATAAACCAGAATTTTCGGGAGGCTCTTGATTTTTTTGGTGGACCTTTTGGTAAGAATGGAGGAATTGGAAATCCCGGTCTAATTGGACCTGACGGACCCCGAGGTCCAAAAGGACCTAGAGGTTCTAGAGGAAGTGTTTGGTATTTCTCTCCAGTATCACCTTTAACTGGACCTGGACAATCTATTGCTGGAGATTATTGGGTTGATATACTAAACGACAATTCTATCTATCAGTTATCAACGGATTCTGTGTGGGAATACCAAAATATCAATTTTAAATCATCAACTCAGTTTGCTAAAATTACCAGCATATCCGGTCCACTAATAAGGGACGCTATAGTTCAAAGTAGTCCCAATCCGGAGACGAACAATCTCTCCCTAAATAGTATACCAAGCAGCTCTACAACTATAAATCCCCAGTATAGCAGGATCCTCGTAGAGACTAATCCTGGTGTAACACTAGGAAACTTTGATCAAACAACACAACCTCTTGTCGAATTTACTAAAACCCTTCCTCTAGGAGCAACTGGAAATGCGGTCAAAAGTACACTTATCCAATGGGACACAACAAACCACCAATATGGATTATCATTTTATTCCAGAAGCGGTGGTATTTCTCTTGATTTTAGTGGGGGTATAGAACTTCTCGCATCTTCTGGATCTTTTGTTGGCGAGTCTTATAAAGATTCCGTTTTTGTAAATGCATCATCAGTCAATGCTGTATTTGGCGGAACATTCTCTTGGTCCGATAATGACACATCAAAAAAGAATCTAAGCTTGATATCTAGCAATATTAAGTTAGGTCTTGGAGCTGATTACAGCGTCCTAGATTCGCCTTTATATGCCTATTATAATGACGTTAATACTGGAGTAAACTCTTCAAATCGTTTTGCTACTAGCATTACCAACTATATCCCAGCATCTAACACAATAGATGGAGGCGGGAATATTGAATTGAATATAGATACTTCGATTGGATCTGGACTTCTTTGGAAGGGAAATTACCCATCGGTTTTAACCCAATCTTCTGGAACAGCAATAACAACAAATTACGAGGACACGATAAAGTTAACCACCGTTGGGGAATTCAAGATGACCCGAGAAATGAATTTTGGTTCCGACACAACCAAGAATTCGCCAGTTCAACACGGTTCTTATGGGGGTACGACATATTACTGGATGGGGATTGTGCCATCCCAGCACTCGGTTTCCAGTATGACTTCAGCTGAAAGAATAGATTGGAACGGTGAAGAAACTGTAATTATAGAGACAACATCAACACAAAACATAGGAATATACCTCCAAAATTATGTCAACACGTTTTATTATTCCGCGGGAAGAGGTTTAAGGCTAAGAGTTGTAATGGGAACCAGCGGAAAGTATTTTAAAGCTGTGGGAATGGGAACTTTTTATTCCGGCTCTTTCTACCCTGCATCATCAATCTCAGGTAACTCTGTTAGACAATGGGCAGCAATACCATCTCCTTATGCAACTTCGGTAGAATTTTTCGTTCTTCCCCCTCCTCCAAACGACGTTACTTCAGGTAATACTTACACAGTGTACTATGAGGCTTTTGGTGCTAGCGGAGGAGTTTCTAGTGGAATATTATATAGTTAAGACCGATGAAGACAAACACAAGACACATACAGGAAGGAGATTCACCAGATAGAATAATAGAAACGGTCAATCTAAATTTTGACCAGATCTTATATAGTGGTATAGGGTACGCTGGGGACAAAGGTCCTGATGGTCCTATAGGACCTACTGGTCAGGTCGGTAATCCTGGCCCGGCTGGACTAACCGGGCAAAGAGCTAGTAAATGGTTTAGACAAAATTTACAACCATCACCATCTGAATCTTCTCAGCACGACTACTGGATAAACTCTTCTCCCGGTCCAAGTGGATCTGATAGCATATATTATTTTGATGGTAACTCATGGATCAATACCGGAGAAACCTTGCTAAAAAGTTCTGTATTTTCTCTATACCAGCAATCAATTGGACCTGCTGGAATAACCGGACAGAACACTATTTATAACTCAAGTGATTCCGATCCGGAGTACAACACCCTTGTAATAGGTGACTATCAGTTTGACTCAACCAATGTAAACCCCAACTTTTCAAAATTAAGACTTTCACTTAGTGGAAGTTCTACAGTTCCTGTATTTTCCCTTTCCAAGCTGGGATATGTTGATCCTCAAGTCCCATCTTTTTATTGGAGGAACAACACGGACGATTCCGACCACTCCCTGATTTTAAAGGGATCTGGATCTATTTCGATAAGACCCAAAGAGGGAATTGATATACGATCGGGCCTTTCTGGATCAACCACTTCCGCTAGCGGGCAGTTAAAGATTGAATCCGGACCTCTTTCTATCCTTTCTTCTGGCAACGGGTCCTTTTATGCTGGTGGTACTGCAGGGTCTTCCGTATCAACATCTTTTAACACCCCTCAAACATTCTCTTTGTCTACTTTGAACGTTGACATAAATTCTACCAGAAGCGTTTTTAAAAGAGGTATAAATCTTAATTTTTATGGATCTACTGGTTCGTCCGAGCCTAGATATGTTGTAAATGGACCTTTGCCTGCATCAGCATCAATGGGATTTTTTGAGACTTCAACAAGTCCGAATTCTAATTTTACCGATGCTTTATTAAGTGTATCTTTTAATTCAACAACTCCTTCTACTATGGATTATCCAGTGGATGATTTTAGACTGAGCGAGCAGGCAAAGGGATCTGGTGTCTTTAGAACAGCACTCGTCGGAACTCGAAGGTACGCAGCAATGCCCGGTGAATCTTTTCCGTTTGTTAAGGTTGGAAAAGCTGGGGCGACGGGGGCTTTTAATAACTATTCAATAAATAATGTTTCTGGGATTTACGGAAACGTTACTATAAGTGGATCTACCGTTGCTCAGGTTGATCTTTCAAACATCTCTAATTATACTGATGAATGGATAAATCTTACCACTTACAGTTCTACCGTGCCTTCTGGAGGTGGAATATGGGTTAGAATACCTTCACCCACTAGTACTCTTGGTGTTTCCGGCCTATATTCGGCTGCAGAGTCATTAACCTACAGATTTTTTTACAATGGTAATCTAAGTGGATCCGCAACGCTTTTAAATAGAGATATTTATTACACCACATTCAAGGGAATAATATATTCCGGTGCTAGCCCCGCTGGAGGATCTCAGTTATTTAAGGTGGATTTTTGTAATCCTACTAAAACTTTTGAGATCACATACTACGCTCAGAGCAGAAGGATATTCTGGAAAACCTTCAATTGTTGTGGTATAGTAGATCCTTATTCTCTTGCCCCGGTTTCGGAAGATGGAGGATTAGAACCTCCTTCTTTATGATAATTTCTGATCTTCGAAAAATTTAATATATACTGATATGATAAGAGTTGATATAGAAAATGAAAGAATGGAAAAAGCTTCTGATCTAAAAAGATCTTTTGCCGATGTCCATTCTAGAATATCTCAGGTAGAGAAAAAAATGAACGAGCTTAATGATGAAGCTTCCCTTTTAATAGAGGAACTGTCAAATCTTAGACAGACAGAAATGGATTTTATAAAGGATCTTTCCCAAGAATACGGTCCTGGAAAACTGGATCCGTTTGAGATGAAATGGATAAAAGAAGACTAAAATGAAAATTATTGCGAAGATACTTAGCTTCATCAATCGTGAAAATATTGAGAAGACTTTGAATTTTTTAAATTCGAGAGTATTTTTATTTGGCATGATCATAATTTTGATCATTTTGCTTTTTAAGCAGTGTGGAAAAACAAATTCCGCTGAGATTGAGGCAAATCGGAATTTGAATAACTACCTTGCGGCTGGTGACTCGATTAGGGTTTTATCAACAGAGAGAGATGGTCTTTTATTAGAAACATCTGTTTTCGAGAAGACCACAAAGGAACTCAGAAAGGAGAATGCTGATCTCTTTGCGGATCTTATGTTTGAAAGATCTAAGCCACCTAAGATATTAATTAAAACCGTAATAGAGTACAGAGACACCTCGTCGGGTAATACAAACAACTCTTTTTCACTACCAGATTCTACTGGTATAGTGTCTTTCCTTTATGCTCCGGACCTTCCTGGAAAAAATTCACTTAAAATATCTGCAGAAATACCATATTTAGTAAATCCTGGAGGTCAAGGAGATCCTTTGATTTTTGATAGATATCGTATATCTATTGCTCAGACGATGGACATTAGGGCTGGCTTATACAGGGATCCGAAAGACAAGAGGTTATATTATCGGTTTTTTACTGATTTCCCCAATGTTACTCTCAGTGAGGCACAGATAGTTAATGTAACCGATGATCAGGAAACTAAAAAAGCTCTCAGAAGTGCAAGAAAGGAGTTTGGGATTGGTATAAACGTTGGATATGGACTTGGTTTTTCATCTTCAGGGTATAGTATTGGTCCATACGTTGGCTTTGGATTAAGTTACAACCCAAAATTTTTACAGTTCGGAAAATAATATAGCTCAATGGCAACATTTACAACATCATCCAAATACGCTACCCTAACCCCATATATGCTTATGGAGTATATGTATGCAGACCAGCCTACCCCCGAAGTATATCCTGTTATTAGCGGGCCGGTAACAGTGGGATTTGATAAGCTTGTGAATGGATATATGTCAAACGATCTACAGATATTTAATCCCCTTGCGGATGAATCAGTAACAAATAATACAACTAATAATAGTGTTGTTAAGATAGACCAATCCAACTATGTAACCCTCGATTCTAATCTAATAATCCCTTTTAATGACTTTGACAGTAAACTAACTAATACGGTGGATCTTCCTGTGGTATTCCCGTCAAATATAAATGTTGTCTATGACACTGTCAGATTTCATATTAGAGCTGGATACAATTTATCTAATCTAGATGGGGTAATAGTAAATATAAAGTACGAGGATCAGGATTCTTCGTATGTAACCGTTGCATCCATATTAATAAAAAGAGGGACACAGCAGGTATACACACTAAATACATCACCTATTACTATAGGCTCCGATATCTACGATAAGTATGTGCAGATAAAGGTTCCAAATTTACTCGATATGCAAAATAAGTATATGGCTGCTAGTCCTGCTAACAAGCCAAATACTCTAGCGGGTAAAATAAGCAAGAGCGGCGACGGATTTAATAACATTTCACCGATAAGGATAGTTATAGATGAAGTAAAATCCATAACAGATTATAATGGATATAGCAAGTATGGTACTCAGAATGTCGCTACATTTTCGTTGGCTCAAGAGGATCCTTTCAAGGATATTGGTGCAGTTATAAGACCCTCTGACAATGGAGAATTCTTCGAGTACTTTGCAACAGATAATGGTGGATTCGTTGAAGACTTCATTCTTTTTCAAAATTCAATAGGAAACAGTTACTATGTATATCACCAAATAGAGGTACTAGAGCAGATAGGAGCTGCATTTATTGAGACCTCCAATTTTTCAAACCTACAAACGAATGCTTACGATGTACCTAATCTATTTAGACCTATAATAAGGAACTCCTCTGTAGCAAATAGCTTTGTTTTAAGATACACGATGTCGCTCGTTAATAATGCGGATCAAACCCGGGTGATACGTATAGGAACATACACTTCAAATAAACCTGGAAGATACGGTACAAGGATAACCCCTCTTTCTATATCGCAGGATCCACAAACATATAAGGTATACAATAAACTTTATGACCAGCCTGGTATAAATATGATAAACCTTCAGCAGAAGCAAACTGTAAAGGAGGTTGTCAAATATAGTAATATATTTATTCAGCAAAATAGGGTTACTACTTCACTAACTAACCTTATTGCAAAAACTAATGCCACTGGGGTAGTCTCTCTTTCTCCGGAGCAAGGACAAACTGAAGAGGTAATCTACGGAAAGGGAAATGCAGTAGTTGAGATTAGCCCATTTGACAACTACTATAAGTTTGTGTTCTATGTCAATGGTCCTGACGGTATACCAAATTTGATAGATCTGGAGTCATCCGGTAGTTATAAAATGGTTTTCATTGATAACAAAGGAGCTAAGCTTAAAATACCTAGCATAGTTGATAAAAATGTTGCCAATCCGGCCAAGGGTGAATTGGCATTTAAGATAGGTGAGGACGTTTCATCAAAGATACTCCAGTTTAATGATAGGAAGTACTACATCTCTAACATCCCAATGGGGGATCAAGAAAATCCATCTTCTGACACAGCAGCTACTGCAGTTCCATTTTCGGGGATTACCGAAATATCTTACAAGGGGACAAAAACTCTTTCCTTAAAAAAAGACACATCTAACGTTTCTGTAAAAGCTCAGGGCTTAACTGTAGAGACAAAGAAAAGAAATGCGGTAACTGATACAACATCATCAGTCCTTTATTGGGGAAAGTGGAAAAAGGACGGGGAGGAGGTAATACAAGCACCTGTATTTATACCAAGGGCTCCAGTTCCTACTTATGCAACTTTACCTTCCTATAGAAATAATGCTATTCCTGGGCTTAGTACTGACGTTGTTAGTAAGAAGGCATCCGTTAAATCAGTAAAACCAGTTTCCGATGCCTCTGTTTCCGATACCAAATTAACATCAAACGTGAACAACCCCGTTGCAACATCCGTTTTAACTGGAAGCTCTTTGGTAAGTGCGGTTTCTACTTTGATATTCTCCTTTGATGCTACTGGGTGGACCCCCCAACAGATATACACGTATTTCTTTGTCCCTGGTAATCCGGGATATGTAACGTATCCGAATCTAACTCAATCTCAATTTGAACAGGCAGCAAACGGAATATTGGAGGCTTCTGATTTATCTCTCTTGTTCCAGAATCAAAATGTTGTTCAGAACGGGGGGAACACAACATCCGTAAGTAGCTCAGTAAAACCGGCAAATCAATTGTAATATATGTTGTTAAATTCAAGAGCCAGCAGTTACTATTTTGTTTTTCCCCGGGGATTTTTTCCCGAGAAGGTTGTTCAGAAGTATAAACCATATGTTTACAAGCAGCCTTTACAGTATGATACTGTTCCTGATTTTATAAACAGCACCATACAATCGGTTTCTTTCCCTTCTATGAACATAGATACAGTTGAACAGGTAAGACCATTGGGGAAAAAAATAGCATATAAGAGCGCTACCCCCATACAGGATCTATTTACTAGGGAGTTTAATATAACTTTCAGATGTGTTGAAGGATTTACAAATTATTGGATATTCCTAGAAACCGTTCTATTTTTTCTAAATTTCAAGAACGATCAATTGTTTATACAGGATTTACCTCTCAGATTATTGGACAACGACGGTAACATAATGACCACCGTTAGATTTAAAGAGGTTACAATAACATCTTTTTCTGAGCTCCAGCTCAACTACACACAAAATAACTATCAGACAAATACATTTTCCGTTGGGTTTAAGTGCAACTACATCGACATAGATTTAGAAATCGGATGACGATCTTCGGATATATAAACAAACAAACTCGATTGCAATGAGAAAATTTTCAGATCTTAAGAAACTAAACGAAATGAAATATGGTCAGCCACTTCTTAGTGAGAAAGACCATATGAAAAACATGCTTATAGCAGCAAGCGGAAACGACGAAAGGGTATTAAATGACCTTGTTAATTGTTTAACCGACAAACAAATGAAGGACTGCTACGAAAAGCTTGTTAATGTTTATAAGTTTACTGGTAAGGTTGGACAGAGTGTAAAGATAGATAACCCGCTTAGTTAATCTTTTAAATTCTATCTAATGTTATTTGTTGGAATAGATTTTTCTATATCCTCTCCAGCTTACTGTATATCCAGCGAGGATGATGTTCTAGTATGGGGTTCTGTTTCTAGAACGGATCGAAGCGAGGAATCCCTAAAGAAAAACAGGATCAAACCCTATTACATTTTGGGGGAGTCAGATCTCTTTTCCCTTTATTTCTTAGAAAAAAAAGATCTCCCTTCCGATTATTCTGAGAGAGAAAGAATTAAGATAAAGTACTTTTTGGAGGTAGTTGATTCTCTTTGGAACTCAATCTTGGATTTTGTTGGCGATAGAGAGTTTACCGTAGCCATGGAGGGTCTCAGTTTTGCATCCAATGGAAACGCTTTAATAGACATATCCATGGCAACAGCCTTACTTAGAGAAAGAATAGTTGATGTAGTGGGGGTTGACCGGTTTTTTGTTTTTTCTCCAACCTCCATAAAGAAATTTGCATTGAAGGGGAATGCGAAAAAAAATGAGCTGTATGTTTCTCTGTATGAATCGGAACAATCTGGTAAAAACATGGTAGAATTCCAAAGGATACTCAGGGAGAATTCTCAGGAGTGGATAACTGGATCTGGCAATGTTAATAAACCAGTTGATGATTTGGTAGACGCTACTTGGATATCCCTTTATTTAAAAAACCAACAATATGGAGGAAAATAGAAATATATTAATTGGACATTACTCGGAAGCCAGGGAATTCCTGAACTCTTTTCTGAGTAATCCTGAATATCTTAATCTTGTTTCAGAGGCTGCAGATATACTTGTTGAATGTGTTAGCGGCGGAAATAAGATAATGTCGGGGGGAAACGGAGGCTCGATGTGTGATGCTATGCATTTTGCGGAGGAGCTTTCCGGTAGGTGGAGACTCAACAGAAGAGGTTTACCTGCTGTTTCTATTTCAGATCCATCTCATATAACTTGCGTAGCCAATGACTTTGGTTATGATAAGATATTCTCTAGATATCTAGAAGCACTGGGAAATCCTGGGGACGTATTTCTGGGCATAAGCACCAGTGGTAATTCTAAAAATGTTATAGAAGCAATAAAGTACGCATCGGAAAATGGGATAAAGTGTGTTATTCTAACCGGAAATAATGGGGGAGAGATATCTAATATGATCTTCCCTGGTGTTATTGTTAGAACACCAGAATCAAAGTTTGCTGATAGGATACAGGAGATGCACATAAAAATAATACACTCTCTGATCGATATCATTGAGAAAAGGACCCTTCCGGTAGCAGACCAATGAAACAAAAAATAAAAAATTCCATATAGTCATGGAACTTTAAGGACTAAAGGTAATTTAAAGGACAACAAACAAAAGGATTTAAAAATTAAAAGCAAATCAAAATGAGTGAAATGGACATCTTCAATCTCGACGGAGACATCTTCGTCACCAAATCCAAAGAAACTGAATCTAGGGATTTGGAATTCTACAAACCTTACCCTGAAAATGGGAAAGATGGGGTTTACAAGGCTCTAGTTAGGTTTTTGCCTAACCAGGCTGAACCAGCGAAATCAAAAATACACAAATACTATGTGTATCTAAATGACCCAGTTTCCGGGGACGGATTCTCAGTAGACTGCCCTTCTACAGTGGGTAAGAAATCAATTCTAAAGGACATCTTTTGGAAACTAAAAAATTCTCATTCTGCAGCTGATCAGGAATTGGCAAGAAGTTTTTCTCGGAAAGAGGATTATTATTCACTTATCCAGATAGTTCAGGATAAAAACAAGCCGGAGCTAGAGGGAAAGATAATGATTTTCAAATTTGGTAAGAAGATCAATGATCTAATAGAATCCCAACTTAAGCCAGAATATGGTGACCCTATTAATCCATTCGACCTCTTTAATGGAAAGGAGTTTTCGATCCATGTTAGAAAGGTTGGTGATTGGAACAACTACGATCTCTGCCAGTTTGTAGGTGACAGAAAGCCAATTACTATAGATGGATCCCCGATGCAGAAAAATCAAGACGATATGAATAAAATCATAGAGTACTTGAAAACTGGACCACAGAATCTAACGTCTTTCGACTATAAGGATTGGAATGAGGAGGTAACTGAAAAAGTTATGTCTGTTATTAGAAACACTGTCCCTGACGGAAGAATGGTTAATGAAATTTTAGGTGGTGCTAATGTTAGCTCTCCTTCAACCTCATCACCTTCAACCTCATCTAAGAAATCCAGCAAGGAATTCTACAACGAGGCATCACAGACAAAGGTAGGGTCTTTTGCGGAGGAAACCCCGAGCAATTCTCCATCAAACACAGGAAGTGCTAGTACATCTTCTTCCCTAGACGACCTTTACGCAGATCTTTAATATTCTCTAATTTTAATGGGGATTCCTGGATTCTAGGAATCCCCTTTTTTTAAATCTAGAAATTTTGGATCCTAAGAGACAGGAAGAAATAATAGCTGGGGTATTACTTAAATCTTTCCCATCAAATCCTGCTAAGCAGGTGATATATGCAGCTGGGAATAGATTAAATTTCTCGTGCCCATATTGTGGAGATAGCGACAATTCGCGAAAAAAGAGGGGTAATTTTTATCTGGATACCAACTCATATAAGTGCTACAATGGGGGATGCGGTATATTTAAGGATGGTGAATCCTTCTTTAGAGACTTTGAAGTTTTCGGCAAGTTAACAGAAAGCGAAAAAAAGGATCTGAAGGAGATAATTAGATTAAACCGGGAGAAGAGAAGATCTTTTTATGGTGACATAGATATATCTCTCTTTTTTGAAGACGACATATCAAAATATCTTATAGACCGTGAGTATTTTATGTCTCGTATGGGCCTATTGGAAGTTACAGACTCTAAGATACTTGGATACATCCTTAGAAGAAATCAAAAGCCAGATATAAAATTTGCATGGGATCCTAAGAAAGAATCACTTTATCTCTTTAACTTAACCAGAGATAATAGGATAATTGGTCTTCAGATAAGGAACATGAGTTCAATTAAAGGGTCTTCGAAGTATTATACTTATAACCTAAGTGGAATATGGTCCAAGATATTAAGGAAGGATGACTCGGATTTTTTGGACGGATGCAAAAAGGTTGATCCCATATCCCATGTTTTTAACATAGGAACAGTCAGCTTTGATAGAACAATAACAATATTTGAGGGACCTATGGATTCTTGGTTGTGGTACAATTCAGTTGCTCTCTGCTCGGTAGAAAATAAATTTCCCTTCGAGATGGATGACATCAGGTACTGGGATGACTGGGATCAAGCCGGTAGGAAAAAATCAGTTGAAAGATTGTCGAACGGATTCTCCGTTTTTAACTGGGGAAAATTTTTAGAAGAGAACTCCTTGAGTACTCAGAAAAAATGGGATCTAAATGAGCTAGTTAATCATTTAAGATCAAACGGAAAGAAAATAAAAAGATTAGAAAACTACTTTACCGATGATAAACTCGATCTACGATATTTTATTGATGGATAAAATTGAGATAAATATAGAGGACATGAAAGAATGGGAAGAAGACTTAGATGCTGAGTCGGAGGCTAAACTTAAGTTTCCTGTTACTCTTAAGGATCAACCGATGGATGGGTTAAAAGAAATAAACAACGTTTCTTTTTCACGACCGTTGGGTAAAAAGTCTGTTGGCTCTAAAACGGTTGACATAAGCAAGAGGTCAAGAAAAAACAAAAAGGAGGGACTCTTTTAGTATGGAAGAAAAAAAAGAAGAAAGGGTAGATTTTTACAAACTTTTTGAGCAGGAAAGGTCTGAGTGGAAGGAAAAGATCCAGATTATATCCTTAAACCTTAAGAGCATAAAAACGGTTGGTGAGGCTCAGGTTGATCTTTTCACAACGAGACAAACCCTTTTAGAATATAGCTTTAAGCTAGCCCAAATCGTATCGAAGCTTAATTCTAAATCAAGAAAAGAAAATTCTCGTCTTCTGAAAGAATATTCTGAAAGAAGCGATGTTAGGTACCAGGCAAACGAGAAAAAAACACTTATAGAGGGTGACCTTAGCGATATAAGTGAAAAAATAGAGCTTGTCGAGGGACACAGAAGATTTATAGACCAAACAGTACAAACCGTTGATCATATGCTTTATGGTATTAGACAAAGAATAGCACTAGAAGAGTATATGAGAGGCGGGACGATTAAATAAGGATGCTAAGATTTCAAGTTTCTGAAGATAGACAATGGCTTTTGCTAACCCACTCTCCCGACGAGATTGAGAAGAGGCAGATTGAGCTCTCTTTGACCAAAAAAATCCACAACTGGTATTTCCACCCGCTCGTAAAGAAAAAAATATGGGACGGAAACATATGCTTTGTTGAGAAAAAGGGTTCTTTCTGGAGAATTCCAATCGGGTTATGGAGAGAGATCTATCAGATCGGTGATGAATATGATATTGAAATAGAGATACTGGGACTAGAAAAGATATTTTTAGCGGACCTTACTCTGGAAGATTTCCAGGAGTGGGCGGACGGTTTCTTTGCTGACAGTGAAATCAAACCCAGAGACTACCAAATAGAAGCAGCATGGAAGATTATAAAATATAGATATACTGTATCAGAGATAGCTACATCTTCAGGAAAAACCCTAATATCGTTTATGATATTTGCTTATTTAAAAGACAAGGGTTTGATTCGAAAATTTCTTATGATCGTTCCTAGTACTAATCTAGTTTTCCAGGGAAGCGACGATTTTATCGACTATGGGATAGAAAAACTCGGATCGCGAATACAGCAGATCGGAGGAGGCAGCAAGATGAGGGAAAATTGTGATGTTATAATAGGGACTTTCCAATCTCTGGTCAAAAAGGATCAAGAATTTTTTGATGGGATTGATGCAGTTTTTGTTGATGAAGCTCATCACACCAACTCCATGTCGATCAAAAAGATAGTTTCTAAGTGCATGACATCGTCTTGGAGGTTTGGCCTTACCGGGACCTTAACAAAAAGAGGAACCGCAGACCACCTGACAGTACAACAATTTTTGGGACCTGTCGTGGTAGAAATATCACCAAAATTCCTCTTTGATCAAAATCACGCCACTCCAGTTTCTATAAAGATTGTTGTGATGGACTGGCTAGACCAGGATTACAAAGAAAAACTAGCCGATTTAAAACTTAATTCCAATAATGTGGAGGGCAATGAAGTTTATAATCTGGAAAGAAAGCTCGTTATAGAAAGCAAGAAGAGACTTAATTATGTCGTTGACTTCATATCAAAGACATCAAAAAATTCCCTGGTCCTTTTTCAATCTGTGAAGGACGAGTATGGAAAGCAAATATGGAATCTCCTGAGGGAGAAAACACGAGACAAGGAGGCATTTTACGTTGATGGAGACACAGACGAAAATCTAAGGGAAGAATATAAATCAAGAATGGCTAAGGGTTCTAATAAGGTTCTAATAGCCACATATGGTACGTTCTCCACCGGTATATCTATAAATAATCTTCATAACATATTTTTGGTGGAATCTTATAAAAGCGAGGTTCTGATAAAACAAAGTCTTGGTCGTGGTATGAGAAAAATGGAGGGTAAGGAGCGGGTGAATATAATAGACTTTGTTGACGATTTTACGACTCCAAGGTACGAGAATTATCTAATGAAGCATAGCAGATCTAGGATAGAGATATACAAGAAGGAAAATTTTGAGTATAAGATATTCAAGGTTAAACTATAATCCCCGGGATATATAGATAAAATAACGTTTTTGTATCCGGATGGAAAATTTAATGAACTTTACAGATTACATTTTTGAGGCTGAAAGGAAGGAGAAAACCCCGGGAGTGAGTAGGATACTTTCTAGCCTGGAGGATTATGGAAATACTATAAAGAGCTACGGATCAGCTTCTCAGTCAGCTGAAAAGGCTGCAATAATGAGAACCTTTGGTCGTGCGATAGAAAAAATAGCCAGGTTTGCAAATCCTATTAAGAAGGATTTAAATATGGACTACATTCCGGATGATGCGGACATAGTCTCTTTAAGGAGGGATAGGGCTAAGTATCTCGACATGTGGGAAAGACAATATCTTAGTAAACCAAATTACACCGAAAAGGATTTTGCAGCATTCTATGATAGTCTAGAAAAGTCTGGTAAGGCTAGATTTGGTCAATCATTTAATATTTTCGATCCACAAAACGAGGAGCAACAGATTTGGTCTGATTATGCTACTGGCATATTAAATAGATATAAGTCTAGAATATAAAATGGTATCGATGACTCACATATCGGGATTTTCTGATTTTGTTCGGCTTTTCGAAGGCGGTGCGGCTATAAAGAAATCGCGACGAATAAGGGAAGATGAGGTTCCACTCACCCTAGAGTTTATATACAATAATTTAATACCCGCATTGGGTATTAAAAAAGATGATACTGTATTAATAGGAAGCATAGGAAAAAAGGAGGACCCAAGTGACACTTCTGGAGATATAGATCTGGGCATATCTGCAAAATCACTTTCCAAGTCACTGGGAACTCAAAACAACATAAAGGAGATATCAGCAGCTCTAAATCAGAGAGTTATCTCAGAAATCCCTTTTGGGTTGGAAGAGACCCCTGATGTTAATTTCCTAAAGGGTTTAAACATAGTAAGTATTGGGTGGCCAATAGGGGGTAACTTTTCAAATGGTGTTGTTCAGCTAGATCTTATTCCAATTTCCGATATGGAATGGGCAGACTTCATCTATTATTCACCAGATTACAGAAAAAGGGAAAGCAAATACAAATCAGCACATAGAAATTGGCTATTCTCTGCAATTTTAGACGCAAGGAAAGAACCAAAAACATTCGATGAGAACGGAGAGATTTTGGACTATGAAACCCCTGTTTTGGTTCTTAGCGATGGCTTATATAAATACACAAAGTCATTTAGAGGTAAAACTAAGAGCAGACTATCAAAGGCCTCCAAAATACCCGGAACTGAGACATTTGTAACCAATAACCCGGAAAAATTCATCGAGCTCACCCTGGGCAAAAAATACCCGACTGACTCGGTAAAAACTTTCGAGGATGTTTTTTCTATAATCAATGACCCGGGATTTGATCTATATGGTAAATTGCCCGAAATAAAGGAAAAGTATGTGGAATTTATTCAGAGAGCTGGTCTAGAAATACCTAAAGAAATAAAGAAATCATAATAAGCAATGGCTGGTATAAACCATTTATATGACGTTTACAATAAGAAGGGGAAGCAGTTTATAGACAGCCTCTTTGATTCTTTTGTTACCGTTAACGAAAAGATGGATGGATCGTCTTTTAATTTTGAAAGGGATCGGGAGACTGGGAAGTTCAAGTTTTTCAAAAGAAACCAAAACGAACCCATAACACTGGTTGACCGGACAATTTCAAAATATTACGAGAAGCCCATCCAGTATATAGAATCCTTGCCCCCTCATATAATAGAGAAAATACCTAGAGGTTGGAGATTTGGTATGGAGTATTTTTCAAACACTAAGCCTGTGGAGATAGCTTACGACCATCTTCCAAAGAATAACCTAATACTTTCATATGTCCATAAAAAGGATCAGCAAGGAAAGATAACAGAAACTATACAGGATAAGGAAGAACTTGATTCCTGGGCAGATCTGCTGGGAATTGAAAGACCCCCGATAATATTTCAGGGAAGACTAAATGAGGAACAAAGGAATGAGATACTTGGTTTTTTGAACACCCCTTTTAAAGAACTGGTGGAAAAATACAAAACCAACAGTTTTGTTTCCTTTATAATTGGTGTACTAAATCCAGACCTCGAGAAAACAGCTCTAAATAATGACACTGAAAAATCCATAGAGGGAATAGTTTTTAGATTTGGTGATCCTGGTAAGGAGGAAGAACCCGTTTTGGCCAAAATGGTAGACCCGGTCTTCACACAACTGGCTAAGGATAAAGCATCTACCAGGGCATCGCAAAAGCCGAGTGATTTTCTTGGAGTTACAATTTTGGACGTTATGAATTTTATCCTGGAAGATGGAATAGATTCATTCGAGGCTGTTGGTGACACAGAGGATAAGAGATACGTATCTTTCATTTCTGATGTCTTCGTTAGATTCCTTGATGAACACGGTAGCAAGTATAAAGGAACTGATTTTGAAGAGCCCTCCTACTTAAAAAAGGAGGAGTTTAGACTCAACAGGGATATGATCGATGACGACCGTGTAGTTTCTTTGCTAGATGAGGATGATGCCTACGAGCCATTGTTCAAGCTGATCTTAAATTCTTTTAGAAAGATAAGGAAAAGACCAAGTGGTATTATATCTGGCGATATAATTGAGCAATTCAATATGGTTGTTAAAGATATTAACAACTACATAGAAAAAAACAAGGAGGAATCTGTTAAGGAGTCCGAGATACCATCTTTTTCTGGATTTAGAAAATCAGCGTTTTCTGAAAGAATAGACTACGTCACCGAAGAGGATTTGGAAGATGATGCTTTTTATTCATTCAACGATTTTATAGAAACATTAGAATCAATAGAACAAGCGAATGATAAGGTGGTGGAGGAAGATCTACCGGAAGATTCTAAAAAAGTAAATTTGATAGTAGGTAGGTTCCAGCCTTTTCATAAGGGGCATTTAAAGATGGCCAAATTTTTAAAAGACAAAAATGACTTACCCTGTCATATCGCCGTTGTTTACCCCGGTCATAATAAATCCGGAAAATCTCCATTTACCAGAAGTGTCATTGAAAAATATATGAACCCCGTTGTTAATTCTAATGAGGAGGTAGAGGGATATACAGTATTTAAAAGCGGGTATCTTGGAAATATACTTTCGACTTTGGCTGAGATGGGATATGAGGTGTCCCTTTTAGGGTGTGGAGATGATAGGCTTGCGGATTATGCAAAGCAGGAAGAATACTTGAAGAACACGGATCTCTCCGATCTTATAGGAAAACATTTTGAGATAATTAAAACTCCTAGATCTGGATCAGCATCCGAGGTAAGGGATTTGCTGTTGAGGTCTGATTTTTCCGGGTTTAAAAAGAAAACACCACCTGAGGTTGCATCGCTTTATAATATTTTAGAACCTGCTATGAGAGGCGGGGATATAAAAGAAAGCGGGATGGAAACATATAACATTTATTTCGCTGACAAGTTTCTGAACGAAACAGTAGAACAGATGCAGGATTTGGTCGGACTGATGGAGGATCCCGACAAAAAAACCGAATCAATCAGGAAAAAACAAATAGAGAAGATGAAAAAAATAATCAAAGATTTCCAATCCTTTTCGGAGGGAATTAAAAAAGAACCAGATATTTTAGAATCTGATGGATTTGGCACATTGCCATTTTTGATGAAAAAGGAGTCTGATGTTTATCACTACTTTTTTAACATAGCTGGTGAAGATGATAAAGAAAGAGGATTCCACCTAAATGTCGGTAAGTATTCTGAGTACGAACCCATAGATGGGCCTAAAAATTCCTACTGTGTTCTTAACATAAATGAGATATCCCCTAAGGTTATAGAGGATATTTCTATGGGGGTTGGTGAAATCCCTCAGGACATGAATAAGGAGGAGATCGTATTAAGTGATGGCGAAAAGTCTAGACTTTTCGAGACAATTTCAAAGTGTCTAATTGACTATTTGGAACTAAACCCAAAGGTTGTTAGAATGTATGACGAGCTCCAGGATAACATAAAGATGGAAAACTATATCGAATATATGAAGTCTATAGTCCTTTCTTTCTTAGGAAGCGAATGGAGCGCACAGGAGGGATCGTCTGATAATCTTGTACTTTTGTTAAGATAGGATGAAACAAAACATTTTATCCAAACTATAATCAGTGTAAATTTTTTAAAAAATGGAAACATACGAAAAAATCAAATCCCTGGTAGAATCAGTTCACGAAGACGCTGATAAGTTTTTCAACAAAGGAAATAAAGCAGCGGGAACTAGAGTTAGACAGTCTATGCAAGAGCTAAAGAAATTAGCTCAGGATCTAAGACTCGAGGTACAGGAAGCTAAAAATCAGGGATAATCGATAGATTTATTCCTAATGCCAGTAAAAAGGACATTCTTTCGAATGTCCTTTTTTGTTATCCTCTGTATTTTATTTTTTTAGTTACTTTGCTTCTTTAGCGAATCTTTTAATATCTCCCAATTCTTGGTAAGAAAGACACCAAAGGCAACACCAGCGGCTATTTTATAACCAAAGATCCATAGTCCGATCCCGATTGCCACCGATGAAAGGGCGGTAAACCCTTTTGATACTACGAAGTTTTTAGTCTTCCCATACC